TATAAAATATTGATATAAAATATTGATATAAAATCTTGATATAAAATCTTGATATAAAATCTTGATAATAATATTCTATACAATATATAACGAGATAAATGACGGAAATTTGCACAAATAAAGAATTATACGAGTTTTCTTGGGAACATTTAACGTATATTAATCAAATATTTGGAGATGAATTAGTGAGAGAAATTATTACTACAACGTTTCCTAATAAAAAATTAGAATTTGGAATAGAAGAAACCGGTGAGGATTTTGAGCATTCGTATCATCACTTTATTATAGAGAAAAAAACGGGGCAACATATTTGTAGTGTAGACAAAGGATATCAAAATATGGATGTCAACATAAATGATAACTTGTGTCAATCTTATTCATTGCTCACTTATTTTGGCATACCGATTGACCCCGATCAGAAAAAACGTCAAATGGATATGATTGCTATGTATCGTAAAATGTTGACTAGAAAAAAATTCATCAAAAATTTAGATCAAGTAATTCATAATGAAAATGGTAATGATAAAATATGGATCAATCAAAAAGGCGATGATACAGAAACATTTGTTGTAATGGACAAGGCAGCTATTTTACAAAAAATAAACGAAGTATTGAATAAATGGGAAGCATTTGGGTTTTGGTATTTTATTGGTAATGGTAAATGTCCTCGCGTAGCGAAAACAGCGAACAAAATGACGAGACCAATAACCCCGCGTGGGCCTAGCCAACGTATTTCTACAAACAATCAATTGGCAACTGTGTTTCGTATGTCAACGCGTAATAATAATGGTAATACAAACAATAATAATACAAGACGAAGCACTAGACAGAGGACCCCTCGGGGTGGCGAAAAGAAAAAATAAAAAAGACAAAAAATGGGCTTAAAAACAAAAATTTGAAAAAGACGGTTAATTAAAGTGTTTACAGATTTTATACAATATAACAATGCTAATTTATTCATTTTATATTTACATATACAAGTCAATTTCTTCATTCAATTTCTTCATTTTTCTCTCCATTTTTTTCTCTAGTTTCTGGATTTTTTTGCTCATCTCTAGATGCAAATTCTTTAGTGCGTTGGAATGACTTTCTGAAAATAATTCCCAGTCGTTTGCTTGCGTTTGTTTGAGTTGATTCATTTGTTCGAGTTGCTTCTCTACATACTTTAGTTTTTCCTTCAATTGGTGGTTCTTCCTCTCGGACTCTCGATATATTTTTTCACTGTCCAAAATGTGTATTGCCATTATGCATATGACAAAGACAATGAAGGCAACAAAGAGAATAAGCAAGAAGGAATAAACAGCTTCTGTTGCGGTGATATCTTTTATGGTATGTGAATAGAATATGGAAAGCATTTTTGTTCCTGAAATGAGAACGTCCTTGAACAAGAAGACGATTGGGCGAATTAGGTTGATGACTAGATTATATAATTTAGTCCCCAACTGGATAATCTTCATATATAGCTCTTTTGCATTCATCGTAGTGAAAGTGAAAGGCACAATCATATTTGTACTTGTCACGTAAACGGGATAAAGGGAAGGGTTCAATAATAGTTCAATATTGTGTGACATTTTGTTTCGTGTTAAGTTCTTTTAATAGATTGTTCCTTCTTTTGATAACTTAATATTCATTTTTTTCATTTAAGCATTTCAATTTTATTTTTATTTGTTATTTATTTTTTGTATCGATTACTAGTTATTGGAAGGGGTATATTTGTATTTTTTGTCAAATCTTTTTCTAAAAATTTATTTAATTTGGCAATCAATTCCTTCATTTTTACTTCTTCTGAGAAATCATAGTAGATCTCGTATCCGTCTGGCGTAGTTCGTGGGCGAATATTCTCTTCATACTCATATATTTGAATGATATCCCGCTTTACTAATGCAACGACTTGCTCGTGAGTAAAGCTTTGTCCTGAACCCATTATAATAAATTTTTTATTAATATTTCTTTGTAGTATTATTTCTTTGTAGTATTATTTCTTTGTAGTATTATTTCTTTGTAGTATTATTTCTTTACGGTGATGTGAGTTGATTTTATTTCAATTTTATTTCGTTTCTTACTGTATAAAGTATTTAGACATTTGATTTCCTTTACATTGAAACCCATTTTTTTCATAAAATCGCGTGAGTTCTGTAGCGCAATCCAATATTACCTTGTAACAATTGTTTTCTCTTGCTAAATAGACTAATTGTTCGATTATATTTTTTGCTATCCCGTTTGAACGGGCATCTGGATGGACAACAATGTCTTCAATGTGTCCTACTTTTTTGCATCCGTGGATTATTTTTGGTTCATATATGATTGTTCCTGAACCAACTATATGTAGTTTATTATCAAGGTCAATGTAATAACAAATTCGGATAGTGCCTATTTTGGATATTTCGTGTATTTGTTCTATAAATTCTTCATTTGTTATTTCTGGTGTAATTGTTAATAAAGATAATAATCGAAGATATTGTAATTTAATTTCTTCTATGTCTTCCTTGTTGTTTTGGTATATTTGCAACAATGAGGCGTATTGATAGTTTTTCATTATTGTATATACGTGTAGTGTAATTTTTAAGTGATAAATGGTAATTGTTTGTTTGGTTGTTTGTAAAATAAAATTATCCATATATATTAACCGTTAACATTATGGATAATATACCTTTAGTTGATGTTATTAATCAAAACTATGATTTATTAAATGAACACGGTTTTTGTAATGACTTATATGACATATATATTAGTGAAAACGGGTCCATATACAAAATAGTAGATTTAATCATAGGAATACAATGCATTCAAGGCAATATAGAACAAACAGGTATATTTATACAAACACCTTCCTTGCATATAAAATTTACCAATCATACAACAATTCCAGTGAATGGCATAACATTAATGGACTCCAATGGAAACAAAATGTATCAAGAAGTATCAGGGTTAACCTTGGAGTTTTTGACTCAATACGGCGCTTATTTAGTAAAAAGAAATAAAGATTTATATAATGATTTTCAAAAATCAGAAAATACTTTTGCTACAAAAATAAAGGGAATAGAAGATATTAGTCGGCTAGTTGAGCGAGACCTTTCCAAAGCGCTGGTCACACAAACGGGACTCTTGAACCGCGCAGATGTTATTGAACATCAGTTGGACTTGCTAGGATTTATTGATGGTGTCAATGATAAAACGGATAATCTGTTAACTAGTTTTAATGATAACAATGTTCTACCTATTACTGATGGAAAGGCTTTGTTGAAGGGGAATATTAATCTAGAAAATACGCAAATCAATTCGATGGATTGTTTTATTGCAGGATTGCCGGATGCAGAAAGAGACCAAAAAAACCTGATTCGATTGAAGTATGGGATTATTCGAACCGTGATTGATTTCTTTCACGATTATGTCAGTTTAGCAGTAGAAATTTATCCAGTTTTTCTAGAATTTATTAGTAAAAGTTATGTGAATACTGATACTGGTAGTGCTAGTGGCATTGATTCTTCTATATTGAAGGAAATCGATAAAATTAAACATGTTGTCACTACTTCCGGCGGCAATGTCAGTCAAAGTGCCTGCAAAAATTTGTGGTCGGAATATGCCATTAAATATAGGCAGGAATTGTCACTTGGGTTTTTCCCCGTATCCGAATTTGGGAATATGGGCAGCGCGGATATTTATAAAGACGGAAATGCCAGGACAGAATTTACAGAAGAATTCGATGAAATTTGCAAAGATTTAAAGGAAAAATTAGGTGTGGAATATTTTTACATTGAAGCGCAAAATACGCCCTTGGCTACTGCATTTGTCAAAAAAGGATTTGGTATGATAACTTCCAACATTGCCGCACGTGATGCTGCACCAGGCTACTCTATCAAGCGTGCTTATTCCGAAGGACTACCATACAAAAAATCCATTCTTATCGATAGGAATTTCAATGAAAACGATGTTCGTATTTGTCCTAATGTAACAAAACCTGCTTTTAATGATGCTTTTTATGGAGAAAAAGTATTGATTGAAAATGGGCCGAATTGTTTGATATCCAAATTTTTAGGCTTATCTGATATGACAGTTATTGCAAATGATAAGACAAATAGCATAGTGAGTATACCTAAATTTGGAGATAAAAGTAAACGTGTGGTGGTTGATCGAGGTACCGAAAAAAAGGTTACTGAATTGGGTTTAAATGCCCTCATTGAAACAACCAATGTCTTAACGGGTTCAAAATTTCCACAATTAAGAGGCTCTGGCAAGGCTTCCAAAATATCCCAGGTTAAGTTGTCTGGAATGGGAGGAATGAATGGGTTGGATAGCATCCTTATTATGGGGTTAAAAACATATACAGATTACTGTCAAACGGATGAGATAGAACAACTAAAAACAGCCAACGCGCGTGTTATTGCAGCTTCCTCTGATTTCCTTGCTTCCAGGACATTTTCCGATTTTTTTGCCACTCCTACCGTATATGTCGGGGTTAATCACGTTACAGTTACCTGCTCTGATACACGTTATAGTACTCTTACCCAAGATCAACTAGCGATGAAACTAGACGTTTTTAACAAATTAATCTTATACAAAGACCTTATTAAAAGATATATTGAACAAAGTATCTATTATGAATATGGTTACATTAATGGTCAGCAAATCGCTACGTTGAGTCCCTCTATTTATTACGGGTCGAATACATTGCAACTAAATTTGGAACAAACAATCAAAAATGCTTATCAAACCATTGATTACATAACCGAAGAGGCACGGGTTTTAGAATTTAATGGGTTTGATGGGGAACAGCAAATGAATTTTTTGAAACAATTCCCTGATGCATTGTCGGTATATATCGCCGGGTTGTGTAAGTTTAAATTGTCTTCTCAAATTTTCAAAGAAACACACGATAAAATTACTGATATTATCTTTCTTATTATTGCGATTCCAAATCGAATTGATAAAGAAAAATTTTTGGATATTTTTTTCAAAGTAGAACAGGAATTGACCAATGCGTTGCCAACTAATATAACTCCAGATGATTTCAACATTAATTTGATATCCATTTATACAGTGGCTATAGCAACCAAAACGGACCACGCAAAAAGTTCTTTTGTTACGAATTTGAGAGAACAAATCAGAAGCTTATCACCAAGTGTATTGGATGAAATTCGACTAAAAGATATATTTGAAAAAATGTTGGACACGATTGAATTTATCTTTTCTTTGAATAAAAATATTGCTGCTAAATTGGTTACCAAATTGCGCGAACAATTCATCGCTGTTGTCCCCGACGTTTTTAAATACGAAACCCCTTCTATATCGAGTGATAATACCGAATTATTGAACGAAATTGAATCTGTTATACCTGATATACCTAATTTAGCGCCTTATGTTAAATACATTGATAGTATTGACGAAAAAATTGAAAATTCACAAAACCCGCTTCAGGTGGGGTATCTAATGCATAGCAAAGAATCATTATTGATCGAATCCCAGAACAAAATCAAACAATTTTTGTTGGAGAAACAAAGAGTTGAAGAAGCAGAAAAACAGAAACAAAAAGAAAAAGAACTAGAAGCTATAGAACGCGCTAGTATTAGCCAGCAAACATCGCAGCTATCCGTGGATGAAAATAATGTGAATTTGGTTGTTCCTTACAGTGAAGTTTTGAGAATTATTACGGTGTTTTATAATGGAATACCTTTTACCTCTGAATTATTGGAAAGAGAGAGGGATGAATTATTGGGTAAAATATCTCAAACACTTTTAACATCAGGTGGAGGTGGTCAAAAAAAACAGAAAACTAGAAAAAGAATTCGTGTGAAGAAACACATTAAAACCTTAAAAAAACGAATTTATAAAAGGAATTCAAGTTATAAAAAACCTGCATATAAAAATAAAAAGAAAACAAGAGGGACGAGATAGAATAGTAAGAAAATTAATAGTAAAAAAATAAACAAATAAAAAACAAATGAAAACACATAATATCGATTGCGATATAAATAATAATCGATATGCATAAATTATATTTTATATTTATTTTATATTAAATT